TTACCAGCGGCATGCTGATTTGATCCATGCGCTGCACATCGCGGCGCAGCCGCTGCTGGTGATGGCCGGGTGGGATGACCTGGCCGATCCTGTCGGCCTGTCCGTCAACAACGCGATCGTCACAGGCCCGCGAGGTGAGTGCGAGGTTTATTTCGTCGAGCCCAGTAGCTCGGCATTCGACGCACAGCGTGCCGAGCTGGAGGCCCTGGCCGAGGAGATCAGCACCCTGGGCATCGCCACACTGACGAAGCAGAAGAACACGGCAGAGAGCGGCCTGAGCAAGTCGCTGGACCGTGTGGACAGCAACAGCATGTTGGCGTTGATCAGCAAGGATCTGGAGCAGACGCTGCAGCAGTCGCTGGACTGGGCGGCTGAGTTCGCTGGTGTGCAGGCTCCCGTAGTGAGTCTCGATCGCGACTTCGATGTAGCGGCGATGGAGGGGCAGGAGATCTCAGCGATCAACGCCCTGTTCACCTCTGGCCTGCTGGATCAGCGCAGTGCGTTGGACCTGCTGAAGCGGGGCGAGTTGCTCGGCGACGACTTCGACGTTGAGGAGGCAATGGAGGCTGCCGAGCAGGAAGAGCTGGCAAGCCTGGAGCAGGAAATCAGCAAGGTGGAGGCACAGGCTCAGCTCACTGCAGCTGCTGCCCCGATCCCTCCGGCAGGCGCAGCCAGCGAGCCGAAACCGCCTAAGGCGAAGTGAACGAGCAACAGGCGTATCTGGCGATCCGCAATGCGATCAGGCTTGAAAACCTGAGCGTCGAGACCGCCGCCAAGATCGCGCCCGAGCTGGCACGGATCTTCGGGTGGGTGACAGAACAGCTTCGCCGCCTGCCTGCCGCTTCGTTGGAGCGTGAGCTGGCCTACCGGCAGATGCAGCAGCAGCTGGCCAGCATCTTCAGGCCCACAAACGACCATTTCTACAGCGAGTTGCGGGGGATGCTTGACGGCGAGGTGTATCGCCAAATGGTGTACGCCCAGGATTTCCTGAAGGTGGCGGAAGTGACACCAGCGAGGAACGCCATTGCGGAGCTGCCAAAGGATGGCATCGGGGTGTCGCTGGACGGCAAGGCGTTCACCGGCTTCGAGTTCACCAGAACGCAGATGACGGCATTGGCCCGCGAGACGGAGGTATTGGGAGTATCTCTGGAGCGACTGTTTGGGGCGGATGGGGAACAGAGCGCCTGGATCAAAGACAACGTGAAGCTGATCGACCAGACGGTGAAGCGTGGCTTTCTGCTGGGTAACACGAACGAGCAGATCGCAGCAGAGCTACCAGGGGCTGGTCGGGTGGCGAGGGCGCGGAACAAGGCCATCGCCAGAACGGCGGTGATGGACATGAGCGCCAACGCCCAAGAAGCATTTTGGGATGCGAATAAAAGCGTGATTGCGGGCTGGGAGTTCGATGCGTCAATGGACAACCGCGTGTGTCCGCTGTGTGCGCCATGGGACGGGAGGACAGCGGTGAAGAGGGAGGCCCTGCCGGCCACCCCCGTTCACGTTTCCTGCCGGTGCCGGGTGTTGCCACTGACCGAGACGGAGCTGCTGCTGCGGAAAGAGCAGGGGCCACAGCGGCGGTCGGTGATCGAGCTGATCGAGGCAGACTCAAAGGAGGCCGCGATCGCCAAGGCAAGGCTGGCCCCCAATGTTGTTGGCGCCAGGGCCTACGCCAATCAGGTGAAGGTGAACGGCAAGCGCTACTGGCGTGTGGCCAAGGATATTCAGCAGCCGGATCATCCGCTGACGATGGGTGAGTTCCTGAAGCAGGCGAGCCCTGCCACTCAGGCCCAGGTGCTGGGCAGCAACAAGGCCCGAGGGCAGTTCATGAGGCTCGTGATCGGGACGAAAGACACTCCACCACTGACGCCAGATGAGGCGTTGCGACGGGTGACGGATTTCAAGCAGCAGGATGGCCCTGCTCGATCACGGTCAGCATCGGCGCTGCAGCCGCCCAGGGTGCGGAAGATCCCACAGCAGAAGCGATCTCTAAGCTGATATCAGCCGATACGCCTCAGCATGGCCAGCTCTTATTTCACCGCCGAGCCCCATGGCGCGACGATGGCAGCCCATCCGAATTGGCCCGTGGCGGCTGACACCCGCGAGCCGGCCGCAGCGGTTGATGAGGCGGTGGGTGCAGCAATGGCTGGCACTGAGGCCACCGTGCTGCCCGAGACCCTGGACCCTGCAGCTGAAATGCCTGCCTTCAGCCAGATGACGAAGACAGAGCTGCTGGGTTACTGCGTGGAGAACGATCCGGAGCACGAGGGGGAATATCTGGCGATGACGAAGGCCGAACTACTCACAGAAGCCGAGTCAATTTGGACCGAGCTGTACGGTCCTAATCCTGCGCAAGAATAGTGCGTAACATGGTTGCGTAACCTCTTTTCTGTCCTGTCCGAATGTCTGAAGCAAACGCAGGCGATCCTTCCGTGATGGATCCCGCTCTGCCTGTGGCAGAGCAGCCTGTTGCGATCGACAACAGCGAAGTCGAGGCAATCAAGGCGAAGCTAGAGCTGGTCCAGGCCGACAACCTCAAGAAAGGGAAGTCGAACCAGGAACTCAACGAGCGTCTGGCCGCAACCGAGAAAGCCTTGCGTGATCTGGAGTCGAAGCAGACAACGGCACGGAAGACGCAGCTCGCCGATCAAGGGGAGTGGAAGAGTCTTTGGGAGGAGTCAGAAACCAGGAACAAGGGTCTGGAAGCTCGGATCGCTGAACTGGAATCTGCCCTGGCAGACAAAGATCAGCAGTTCAATGCCGAACGCCTGAAGACCGCTGCGCTTGCGCAGATCGGGCAGGCCAACGCACTGAACCCCGAGCATGTTCTGACCCTGCTGCAAACCCAGACGCAGCTGAAGGAGATCGACGGTAAGCCGGCGGTATTGAGCGGGGGCGCTGCGATACCACTGGATCAATATCTGAGTTCCCTGAAGCAGCCCAACTCCGGTTGGGAGCAATACTTCTCCGCCAGTGGCGCGAGGGGCATGGGTGCAGCGGCGAGCGCAAGCATCGCCCCTGGCATGACGAACCCCTACAGAGCACAGACCCGCAACCTGACGGAAGCGCTGCGTTTGGAGAGGGAAAACCCTGAGCTTGCTGCGGCCCTGAAGGCTGAGGCAATCAAGGGTTGAACACGGTAACCTCTTTCACCTGAGCCCAAATGGCTGCCCCTTATCAGAACTATTCAGGAGGCACCTTTGCCTCCGACCTGATTACAGTTCCCAACTTCACTCAATACCTCATGCAAGAGGTATACGAGCGCTGTGCGTTCGTGAAGTCGGGTGTGATCAGCCGCAACGCCGCCCTGGACGCCTCCAGCGGTGGTGTGCGCACCACTGTGCCTGGGTTTATTCCTCCCGCTCCATTTGAAGAGCGCATGGAATCAAACGCGACCTGGGGTGACAGCGGAAAGGGTTATCTGACCCCCCGCAAGATCCAGGCCAACGCTGGTATCGCCACCCTGATCCACCGTGGTCTCAGCTTCGCTGCTGATGAACTCAGCAAGCAGGCCAGCGGTGCCGATCCGATGCAGGCCATCCTTTCCTACATGGCCAGCGTGATCGACCGCAACCGCACTGCCACCCTGCTGTCTCAGCTGACTGGCCTGTTCGGCACTGCACTGGCCGATAACACCGTCGATGTGTCTGCTGGCACCGGCGGCGCCGAGTACATCAGCGCCTCTGCCGTGATCCGCGCCAAGTCCGTCCTGGGCGAGCGTGGTGAGGATCTGAGCGTGATTGCATTGCACCCCAATGTATATTTTCACTTAGAAAGCCTTGGCATGCTGGTCTTCTCGACCGCAACCTTCAACACCGGCGGATCAATCAACTGGTCCGGCGGTGGGGTCAATGTAACAGATACAAAAGTCGCGACCTTTGCTGGCCTTCGTGTCATCATGGACTCGCTACTGCCTGTTACCGGCACCGGCGATCAGACCGTGTATACCAGCTACCTGTTTGGCCCTGGCGTCGTACAGGAAGGTGTGCAGCAGGCACTCGAAACGCGTTCAGATTTTAACATTTTGTCCTTCCAAGATGTGGTGTCTATGCGTTACTCGTATGGGTATCATGTAATGGGCTCCAGCTGGATCGCCCCTGAGGACAACCCCGGCAACATCGAACTGGCTGATGCTGCGAAGTACGGCCTGGTATGGGATCGGAAGCTGATCCCGTTGGTGAAGCTTCAGTGCAAGTCGCCTTACTCTTGATCGAGTAGGTGGAAAGGGACACCAGGGGGGCTACGGCCCCCTTTTTTTATGCGGCGATGGGCTGCCAGTCAAGGCTGTCGCCTTTGCTGCGGTTTTCTTGCCACCAGAGCGGCTGGAGGTTGGTGTAGTGGAAGCACTGGCGCTGCTGTTCGGGGTCGGTCAGGTCAAAACTGGCGCAGGGCCTGATGTGGTCAATTTCCCATTTGCCGTGGTTCTTCCAGCTCATGCCTGGCAGGAACTGCGATGCAATGTGCCTCCGCGCATCCTCGTAAGTGCAGCCAAGAAGGTCTTGGGTAAATGCAGTCTTGGCGGTTCCGCACTTTTTGATCGCTTGAAATACCCGCGCCCTCAGCCTGTTTCTGATGAGGTACGCGGGATCGCTTTCGCGTCGGGCCTTTTCACGAGCGTAAATCTTGTCGCGATTAGCCAGGCTATACGCTTTCGAGTATTCACGGGCGCTTTTTTTATTGGCCTCGTACCAGTCTTTCCGTGTTTTGGCTCTGCGTTCTTTGTTGGCCTCTCGCTTTGCTTTCTCTCTTTCGGGGTTGGCATCGCGCCGAGCTTTGCTGGCTGCATTCGCGGCTGCAGGGTCTGCCCTGTAGGCGTCTCGCTTGCGAATCTGATTGCACTCAATGCAGTTCTTCGTGGAGGCCAGCCGCTCTGACAGGTGCCCGTATTTGCAAGGCTTGCCGGTGAAATAACGCTTTAGCCCTTGCTTGCGGGCCTGCTGGAGGGTGATGAGTTCCATCCCTGTATCATAGGGTATACCCCTCCGCAGGCGCAAGGCTCCGTAGACTTGGGCCACGGTTCAGGCGCAGCATGGCCCTCAATACATCGCTCACTGATCCAGCTGCTGACAGCTACATCTCGCTGGAGGAGGCCACGGCCTATTTCTCTGGTGGCCTGATGGCCGACGACTGGACGGAAGTGGCCAACCAGGAGGCAGCGCTGCGAGAAGCGGCCAGGTGGCTGAACACATTGCCCTGGGTAGGCACATGCTGTGTGGCGGGGC